TACCCCAGATCCCAGAACGTATCGACCGGCCGCATTCCGTCATAAGGAACAGCGCGTATCTGGCCCTCAGTCTCAGCTCTCTGAATCTCTGCCTTATATATGGCACCTTCGACAGTTGACCGTGTGGCGCCCTCGTATACGTGATGAAATGTGTCATAGTCGCGTTCCTTGAGGGTAGCAATCTTCTGCTTGGATTCCTCGCTGAGCCAGTTGTTATCGTGATAACTAATCTTGCAAACAAATGCGCCTTGCGGCGGATTGATGATGAAATCTTGGTAAACCGCGTCAGTTTCTAAGTCGGGATTTAAACTGAACCAGATCTCTGAGCCCGGCTTGCGAATCGTTGGTAGCAGAATTGTGAGGCTACGGCGACTGACTACGCTTGCCTCTTCAATCCAGCAGATGTCGATAGCTTCATAGGACTTGATGCTAGATACCGTCTGCTTGCGGAGACCGGCGAACACGAACTCTGTCCCGTTTGCTCCGCGTACTTCAGATTGCAACACTGAATAGAAGTCTTCCAGCCCCAGGTTGACGATCTGGTCGCTCAGGAGCTGGTGAACTGACTCCCTGATCGAGTCCATCGTCTCGCGCGCACAAAGGATGCGCATGGGCTTCTGGGTGCCAAGAATCAGCAGCGCTCGGGCGATTGACCAGGACTTGCACCCATCGCGGCCGCCGTAAAGCACCTTGTACTGGTGCGGCTGGAATAGCTCAGCGAGCTTCTCGGGGAACTCAGCCTTGATTTTGCGGGGTTCCACTAGTCCTCACGAAATCCACTTGAATAGCTACAGGGATCGCGCCACCGTTAGGGCCGCTCACTTCCTGCTGCACCTTGTCGCCGTATTTGCGCGGATTCCACTTTGCGAGCAGTTTCAGGCGCGTCTCAATTCGCAGTTTACGATGCTCGATCATGTCAGATTGCTTGATCTCAGTTGAGCCGTCGGCCTTCTGCGTCACGATCTCGCCAAGTTGCGTTGTATCAGCGATTTCGAGACATTCCTGAAGTATCTGTGCTTCCCCTAAATCGCGCGCGTGTGCGAAGCGTGAACTCTCGGGCGTTCCCTCTGTCTTCGCGTCCTCTTCAAGCCAGTCGTAAACCAAACCGTATGAAGGCTTTCCATCTTGTCTGCAATACGCGCGGAGAGTCTTTCCCGACTCAATCCAAGCGTGGATCTCAGGAAGAAAGTCTTGCGGCTTGTAGATTACTGCCCTTGCCATTGCTTCTCACTGAATCGCTTTCACGTAAAACCTGTCAGCCTCAAATGCTGTGCGCCGTTCCATCGCGTAGGCTGCTTGAGCGCCGATGGCAGGCTTGTAGACGAGCCCTGGCAGTTCGCTTGCGGCGAGCAACTCACGTTCCGCTGCTTGCTTATTGCGCGCCTGTATTGATTCTGCGATGGTTAAGTCGCGCACTGACACGTTGATTTCTACCCAGGCGCACGCACATTGTTCAATGGCGCGCAAGGCTTGATTCCGCTTGAGGCGAAACCCGCGTGTGAGATTGAGGATTCTTGTGTCTTGGCTCATTCTGGGAGGTCGCGGACTGCGTGCCCGGAGGACGAGAGCAAAATAGCTCTATTCGGTACGGTAACGCGTTTGTTTCAGCGTGTCAATGCGCTTCTTTCAGCGACCCACTCACGCCGCCCGCTTCTCCGGGTAGATCGCAATGCGCTGAGAGTGCAGGACGAGTGCACCGCGCGTGTCGACCAAGTGTACGGTCGTGCGGACTTGCACTCGCGGGCTTGTGGATGTCTTTTGCATCGCTGCACATTGGATGCAAGTTTATCACGCTTTCGTAGGTTTGAAGTCCGCCACCTTGAGATTGCGTAATGCTCTGAGTAATTCGGCTGTATTAGGCTCTGGTTTCCATGCGGGCCCGTGTGCGTACGGCTTGAGTTTGGTGATCGGAATGGATGCGTGGGGATCAACGGGTTTGGTTTTCGGCTGCATAGGGGAGAAATTACTTCCCTTTTAGGGTACACCCCTATGTCAAGCCACTAGATATTGTGGCCTGAAAGATTCTAAGCACAATGCGGTCTGGTGGATGGCGAGGTAGGCCTGTGGAGTGGTCGATGGTTTCATGCCGCATCCCCGATCAGTGACGCGGGCACGCTGAAGAATGATAAGGCTCCCTTGAATGGTATCGGCGTCTCCAGTGGCACAGGATTACGCAGCACAAAGCCGTACTCGCCCACAAAGAACGCGCTAGGATGCGCTCTGACGCAATCAATGATCTCGACGGAGCCGATGATGCACCCACACGCGGCCTTCATCGCTTCCCAGTCTACGGTCGGAAGAATTAAGCCGTCAGCACCGGCCATGTACTGAATTGATTCCCAATCATCGTCAATTTCGGCTTGTTTCCAACGCTTTCCTTGATGCAGCCATATCACCCCGCGAAAGTTCGTAGGCCAGTCCCGATTCTCAACCGGCTTGCCGTGCATGATCGCCCATGCCCACGGAGCCCTAACACTCAATGCTTTCGTAATCTCGCTCATGCCCTTCGCGCCCACACCTTCGCCGCCAGCCGCATCATTTCCGCCACGGTCGCGCGCACGACCGGCTTGGTGGCCGATGCGCGCCATGTTACCGGCGGGTGCGCTGGCATCGGCGCCGACGTTCGCAGGATTATGCGCCTCGCCTCATCGTCGGCACAGCGCATAAGCTGGTCGAGCAATACCGTTATGTTTTTAACCTTGCGCGACTGCGCGTAGGTTAGCCCAAATTGCGCCATAAGCACAGCCCGCACGGGGTTGAGCTTGCAACCGACTTTCCGCGTCCTGGATGGGTCTTTGCGAGCGGTCATGACGCCTTGTCCCGCTGAATCTCATTCATCACCGCGCCACAGGTTCCACCCTCGCGCCCTGGAGCAAAGCAGAAGCGCGTCCTATTGTCGGCGGGGTCCATGAACCACGTCACGGTCACGCCGCAATCTGAGCACCGCCATCGCACCTCATCTTTAGGTCCTATGTTCTTAGCGATGCGCGCGCGCCGCGCCTGCTCCGCCAAAGGCTTGAGTTGCGCAGGCATGGGGAGGTACAGCTCCGTCCTCCACCAGATCGCCAATCCCCCACGAAGATCGGCGGGATCAAACCCGCACATAACTTGGCGCCAAATCTTAAGTTGCGCCTGTTCTGGCACCGGCCTGTTGCTTGCGGCTCGGCAAGCCTCATCGTAGATCGTTTCCATTTCACTCGGTTTCGTCGGCATCGCGTGTCCTTTCCTCGAATTTTTTCCAAGCTATTTCTTTCGCTGTCGGCTTTGCGCCGATCCTTGGCCAGGTTTCTGGCGTTTTCCAATAGCCCTCCCCAAAGAACTTAGAGGCCCCCCAGGCATATTCAAGCATCGGCTTGGCGGCGCAGTATTCAACCCACGCTCTCGAAGCCTGTTCCGCTAGTGCCTCTAAATCCTCCCCATGCGCTGCCTCGGCCCGACCGATCTCCTCAAGCACCATCCGAAGATCCCGACCACCGATCCGGCATTCAAGTAAAACGGCGCTCGCAAACATGCAGGCATCAACAGGTTTTTCCGGTAAAGACACAGGTACAGAGACAGGAACATCTACATATACACGACCGTAAACGGTCGGCGAACGGTCACCGTCCTCTTTTCCTACGGTCACCGTATCTTTTCCAGACGATGACCGTTTAGGAGAGCGAACAGTGTTTGTGTGATCGGCGGATTCTGCCCGTTTGAGGTATACACTCTGAGCTTTCTTCCATTTCTCGAAAAGAACATCGTTTCGGAGTCGGCCGTTGCCGTCAACAGGCTCAAATTTTCGCAGAATTCTCTCTTTGTGGGTATTCCAAAGTTCGTCGCCAATGCCACTCATTTCTGAAAGGATGAGGTCGTCAGAAGGGATGGTGCAATCATCCGTCTGCCAGGCGCGGGCAAGAAGGCAAAGGTACCCGATCCGAGCTGATGGGTGCATAGCCTGAACTGCGGGGCTCCCCATAAATGCGTCGATATAGAACGGCATCCACTGCTGCCATTTCGCTGCCATTTGTTTGATTCCTCAATCAGCACCCTACCAATCGCTTAGAAAGGGTGGCAGGGGAGTTTGAGGATCTCCCCTGCTGAACCGGTCTGGGCGACAGGTACCGGGAGCAACCCCGATGCCTATAGGCTACTCGCACTACCACGCAACCGCAATCAAAATCTGCGTAGACGTCCGGAATGCGCTCGGGTATTAATTATCGCTGTGAGCATCTTCTCTCCTTTGCGCCCAAACTGGGCGGGGGTGCATTGATTCCCATCCCTAAAAAATAATTTAAAATAAGTGTTGCATAGAATTGAAAGCTATGCAATGATTATTTCCATGAAAACGAACACGCTTCAAATCAGAGAATTTCCATACGAAGTAAACAAGGCCCTGAAGATCAAGGCTGTCAAGCAGGGCATCAGCTTTCGGGCGCTCCTCATATCCATTCTGACAGCGGCGGCGAAGTGATGCCAGACACGCGCATGGAGCCGACGCTCACAGAGGGAGATGAGCAAGGCTACAGCTACAGCTACACCAGCGTTCGCGGGGCGGTGGAGTGGCGCGACCAGAAAATCGCCGTGCTGGAGGAGCGCAACGCCTTCCTAGAGCAGCGAAACGCCGCGCTGGTGGCGACGATTAACCGTCTCATGCAGCCAGGAGCCGCGTTATGATCGCCTACTACCTAGAATGCGCATGGCTCTACGCCGTCTGGTTCGCGCAATGTGCGTGGGCGTATGCAGTGGCATATGTGGGCGCTTACTGGCCGTTCGCTATGTATTGCGCGCAACTTGTCGCCGACGCGGTCTTACTGACGGTTGTGCACCAGGGCGCGAGAATGATCAGAGGGAGAGCATGACCGCCCTCCAGGCCGCCGTAGTCGCGTTCGCGCTCGCGGTGGCCATTATGGCGGAGTGCGTATCGCGGATGCTGTTGAAGCACAAGGGTTAACGGAGGAAAGTATGAAACGGACACAAGAGGAAGTAGACAGGATTCTCGCGCAGTATGAAAACGCGATGACAATCTCGC